TTTAAGCTTGCGGCGGATGCAGAATCGTACGTTTTGTCTGGAACGGACGTTGCGCTTCGTGCGACGAGAATTCTATCCGCCGAAAGCGGTTCGTACGTTATATCTGGAGTAGCTGCAAGTCTAGAGCAAGGGTATTCGCTAGATTCGGAAAGCGGTTCGTTTATCCTGTCCGGGTCGGATGCAAGTACCCTGTTCGGAAGAAGCATTGAACCTGCTTCCGGTTCGTACGTATTGTCCGGTCAAGATGTTACGTTTGCGACTACGTATGTAATTGTTCCAGAGTCGGGGTCGTATTCGATAAGTGGAACAGATGCAACTCTTCTTCATGTTGAAGTCTTTACTCTTAACGCAGGATCAAGCTCGTACACGATTTCTGGAACAGATGTTGACTTTGGAAGTACGTATGTTCTAATACCAGATTCAGGGAGTTACCTTTACTCGGAAGGTGTTACGCAATTACGTTTTGCGCGTGAACTTACTCCTGAAGTTGGAGCGTACGATCTTACTGGAAGTGTTGCAGGCACGCTTCTCGGAACAGGCGTAGATGTTGAGTCTGGATCATACATCCTTACTGGCAGTGATGCAAGCACAGAGTTTGGCAGGACACTTACCACAGCAAGTGGAACGTATACTACAACCGGCCAGAATACGGGTCTTATCCATCTTGAGACGTTTAAGCTCAACGCTGAGTTCGGATCGTACTCTCTTGCTGGACAGGAGATTGCGGTTGATCGAACATATACTCTTACTCTAGACTCTAGTTCGTATACCTACACTGGAACGGTAAGTGCTTTAGAACACGGACGGTATATCCTTGCGGATAGCACGGGATATGCTTTGTCCGGCTCTGCGGCAACGCTTCGCAGTACCTACATTCTTGTTCCTGAAAGTGGATCGTACGCACTGACAGGAACGAGCGTTGAGTTCGCAAGCTCGTATGTCGTTACCGCTACCGTTGGATCGTACGCGCTTACCGGATTTGATCTTGAGTTTGGCCGGACGTACATTCTTATCCCCGTTAATGGAACGTATAGTCTTACCGGCGCCTCTGCGGTACTTACACATCTTGAAGCACTTGTTCTGGGCGCTGGATCTGGAACGTATGATCTTACCGGATCAGCAACCGATCTGCTACTTGGCAGAACGTTCAGTGCAAACAGTGCTGCGTATGTTCTTACAGGCTCAGACGCTTCTCTCGAACAGGGCCTTCGCATTTCGTCTGACTCAGATACGTACGTTGTATCTGGCTCCCCTGCATCTCTTCTTAAGACATACGTCCTTGTTCTAGAACCGGGTTCGTACTCCATTTCCGGTACGGGCGCTTCTGTTTTCCTTGGCCGCGCTCTTACCTGCGAATCCGGTTCTTTCCTTCTTACTGGCACAGACGCAACTCTTCTCTTTGGTAGAAATCTTGAGGCTGGGAATGGCTCGTACCTTTTGTCCGGGTACGACCTTGCATTTGGCCGTACGTACAACATTACAATCGAGGAAGGTTCTTATGTAATCTCTGGTCAAGCGGCAGATCTAAATCATCTTGAAGCATTAGTACTTGCCGCTTCCGCAGGATCGTACGCGCTTAACGGCCAGCCGCTTGCGCTAGAAATTGGACGTGTTCTTTCAGTCAGTGGTACTACGTACGTTCTTACGGGCACTTCCGCAAGTGTGGAGTTTGGATTCTCCATTCCACTTGCTAGTGGATCGTATGCGTATGTTGGTAGTGATTGTGAGTTTGGAAGGATCTATGTCCTAACCGCCGAAAGCGGTGCGTACTCAGAAACAGGGTCAGCAGCGGAGTTGGTGGTAGGACGTGTGCTTGCATCTGACACTGGTTCCTACGCCCTCACTGGCTTCGTTGCTGACCCTACGTATTCTCGCGTTCTTCCTTCTGACTCTGGCGCGTACTCTCTTACCGGAACAGCAGCAGAGTTTGGAAGGACGTACGTTCTTACTTGTGAGACTCAGGGGTATGATCTTACAGGTAGTGCTGCAACACTTCAGCATCTTGAAGTTCTTACCCTTGCAGCGGGGAGCGGAACTTACGTTCTTACGGGTTCCGAAGTTGGGCTTGAAGTTGGAAGGATCGTTACTTGCGAAAGCGGATCGTACTCCCTTACCGGAAGCGCGGTAAGTGCAGAGTACGGGCGGCGCGTTGGAGTTGAGAGTGGGACGTATGCACTAACTGGACAAGCCGTTGGTCTTATCGCATCGAAGTACATTCTCTGCGAGTCTGATACGTACGTTGTCACCGGGTATTCAGCACTCTTTGACAGAACATACATTCTAACTGCGGAAGTCGGAACGTACGATGTTACTGGAAGTTCTGCGAATATTATCTACGGTGCAGATACTTCCATTGATTGTGAAGCGGGTTCGTATGTACTTACTGGATCTGATCTTGCACTTCGGGCAACGCGAATCATTCACCTCGACGCGGATTCGTACGTACTTACCGGCCAAGACTCGGATCTTTCATACGGTCTGCACATTGGCGGAGAGAGCGGAGCGTATGTAGTAAGTGGAACGCTTGCGGATCTTCTCTTTGGAAGAAGACTTACTTGCGGGAGCGGATCGTACGTTCTAAACGGAATTGATGTAGCACTAGTCTACGGAACAGACACACCGATTGCTGCGGAGACTGGATCTTATCTTCTTACTGGAAGCGCAGCGAGTCTTAGAACCGGAAGCAAGGTTGTTAGTGAGAGCGGATCGTATGCGTATACTGGAAGTGCAGTTGGCCTTGAAAAGACGTACATTCTCGAAGCGGAAGTTGGATCTTACCTAGTAAGCGGACAGGCAGCGGATGTAATTTATGGATCAATAACCTATCTCACTGCTGACGCTGGGTCGTATGTCCTTACTGGACAAGATGCGACGTTCGAAAGAATCTACATCGTTGAAGGGGAAGAGGGAAGTTATGTAGTAAGCGGAACGGGCGCGGGACTTCTTGTAGGATATATTATTCCTTCAGAAGTTGGATCGTACGCTCTCACTGGCACGGATGTAGTTCTCTACGCAGGACAGTTGTGGGCACCAACCGCATCTCCTGATGCATCTATCTTCTCTACGAGCATTGCAACGAGTGCATCGAGTTCGGATGTAGAAACTTCGGCAACGGATTCTGACATTGATGATTGCACGACGGGAAGCGTTTTAACCGGCCCAACTGGGTCACTGATTGCGTAGGAGGGCGGAATGGCCGGAGAACGTTTCTACTTGAAAGAGAAGGACACGCGTCCTATTTTGTCCGTTACGCTTCTTGATCCGGGGTCAACAACAGCAGTTCCTATTGTACACGATTGCACTGGCGCGACTGGAGTGTACTTGCATATCCGGCTTGCGAATGGGGACGAGCTTATACGGGACATGGTTTTTGACGTGGACAGAACTTCTGGAATTGTCACTTATACATGGCTTGCAACAGATTGGACGGGAGATCCAGCACTGATAACGGGACCGGCTGTACCCCTTAGCAGTGTGGCAATAGATCATAAGATGGAGTATGAAGTTCTTGGACCGGCAGCAGCACGCATGACTTTTCCTAACAACGGCTACGACCTTCTTACCATCTATCCTGAGATTGGACAAGGCACTTAAGTGAGCACGCAGTTCAACGAGTTTACGCCGGAACGAATGGCAATTGCTGAAGAAATTGCCGAGATTCAGGAAGAGATTAAACGGAGAAGTTTGTGTGGCAGGCCGGATTTGTGGGTTGAGGAAAAGCTTGGCGAACATGTCTGGTCGAAGCAAAGGAAGATTGCGGAGAGCGTTAGGGATAATAGGAGAACTGCCGTTCATTCATGCCATCAGGCTGGGAAGTCTTTTATTGCATCAAGAATTGCAGGATGGTGGCTTGACTCGCATGCTCCGGGTGAAGCTTTTGTTGTCACCTCTGCAACAACTGGCGATCAGGTCAAGGCAATTCTTTGGAGAGAGATTGGCCGGATGCACGCGAAAGGTGCATTGGCTGGACGTGTGAATCAGACCGAATGGCACATGCCTGTTAAGCAGCCAAACGGGCGCGTTGAAGAGGAACTTGTTGCAATAGGCAGAAAGCCCAGTGAGTATAATCCTACTGCATTTCAGGGAATCCATGCTCGTTACACGCTTGTTATCTTTGACGAGGCCGCAGGAATTCCCGGTGGTAGTGCAGACAATCCGCACTCGTTGTGGGAGTCAGCAGATTCACTAATTGCAAATGAAGACTCTAGAATTCTTGTAATCGGCAACCCGGATGATCCGACTGGGGAATTTGCCGAAGTGTGCAAGCCCGGATCTGGCTGGAACGTAATCGGAATTGATGCATTCGAAACTCCCAACTTCACTGGAGAGCATGTTCCTGAAGGAATCGAACATGTTCTTGTCGGTAAGACATGGGTTGAAGAAAAGCGAGAGAAATGGGGGGAAGAGAATCCTCTTTGGATTGCAAAGGTCCGCGGCGAATTTCCAACTCACACCACAGACGGTCTTATTCCAATGCAATGGGTTAAGCAAGCACAGGAACGAAGTCTTGAACCGGGACATGTCCACGTCCTTGGCGTTGACGTTGGTGCGGGTGGGGATAAGAACACGGTCTGCGAGCGGAGAGGATCTGTGTTCCGCATGATTCGACGGGATCGGGAACCTGACACGATGAAGAGTTGTGGAAACCTTCTTGCGGACTTGCGGAAGACGGGAGCACAAGAAGCAAGAGTTGATTATATCGGAGTCGGCAAGGGTCTTGTTGACAGAGCACAAGAGCAGAATGCACCGGTTGTTGGAGTGAACGTTGGAATGCCTGCGAAGGCGAAAGAAGAGTACGAGAATATACGAGCAGAAGGATTCTGGTCCTTGAGGGAACGTTTCGGTGCCGGTGACATCGACATTGACCCAGAGGATGATGACCTTGCGGCACAGCTTGTGGATTTGAAGTTTGACAGAAGTTCTCGTGGTCGAATTATTATCGAGAGCAAGATTCAAATGAGAAGGCGAAATCGTCCGAGCCCGGATGATGCAGATTCGTTGATGCTTGCAAGTTTGCCTTCTACACTAATTGGACCCCAAGAGGTTCAAGAACTAGAAGTTCTGTGGGGATAATAATGAACTTCAGGAGGAACTGCTGTGCCAGTTAACACGCCACGGAAAGACTATCAGGAGATGCTTTCCCAGTGGGAACGTGCAAGGGATTGTTATGATGGGTCGGATGCGGTTAAGGCAGCGGGGCCGAAGTATCTTCCTAAACTTGACTCGCACAAGGGTCTCCTTAACGTAGGCGCTGGGGATAAGTATGAAGAGTACAAGATGCGTGCGCTCTTTTATAATGCTACAGGAAGAACGGTTGAGGGACTTGGCGGCGCGTTGTTTCAATCAAATCCAAGTCTTGAAATTCCTCCTGCGCTTGAACCACATCTTGAAGATATAACCCTTACCGGAACGTCGTTTAACCTTTTCGGTCTTGAGATTGCACGAGAACTTCTAATCACCGGACGATACGGACTTCTCGTTGACATGCCTTCGGAGGAGGAAAATGACCGTCGAGGGTACATTGATATAATGTGGCGACGGCCTTATTGGATTGGCGTTAGAGCAGAGAATATCATTTCATGGAAGACTACTAGAATTGAAGGACGAGAGGTAATTACTCTTGTAGTTATTCGAGAGATTGAGCAGGAGGAGGATGCAAAGGATCGTTTTGAAATTGATGATGTTGAACAGTTTAGAGTTTTAGAACTTGATTCTGAAGGACTCTACTCACAGACAGTTTGGCGAAAGGTTAATGATCATTCCGACAAGTGGGCTGCGGGGGAGCCAGTAATTCCAACGCGCCGTGGTGAACCGCTTTCTTTTATCCCATTCATGTTTGTTGGCCCTACGTCTGTTACATCTGAAGTTCAAAAGCCACCACTCATTGATCTTGTCGATGTCAATCTCTCTCATTATAGGACTAGTGCTCAGCTTGAACATGGTCTGCATTTTACCGCACTTCCTACTCCTTGGATTAGTGGACTTTCGGGGAATGCGAATCAGCAAAAACTTTACATGGGTAGTGGAGTTGCATGGAAGTTGGAGAAGGGTGGACAGGCGGGGATGTTAGAGTTTAGTGGAGCGGGTCTTGGCGCATTGCGGTCGGCAGAACAAGATAAGCGAAAGATCATGGCAACGCTTGGAGCGCGACTTCTTGAAGGACAAGCCGAAACGCAAGAGACTGCAACGGCGGTTAGCATGCGGCATGCAGGGGACCGGGCTTCGCTGAGGAGCATTGCACAGACTACAGAATTCTCCCTTTCCCAAGCTCTTCGAGTTCACACATGGTGGATTAGTACGGAGTTAATGCCTTCGGATCTTAGCATGATTAAGTGTGAGTTGAACAAGGATTTCTTCAAGGTTCGGATGCAACCTGCGGAATTGCAAGCTCTTACCACCGCGCTTCAGAGCGAAGTTATTTCGTACGATACGTTTTATGCAAATCTCCAGAAGGGCGAGATCACGCGACCTGGTGTTGATGCGCAAGGCGAGTTGGATCAGATTGATGCAAGGTCATATTCCGAAGGGCCGTTGCCGGGAGATGATCCATCTATTGAAGAACTTCCTGTTGCTGGAGAAGAAGAATGAGTTACCAAGATACGATGCATAAGGCAGCAGGTACGATTGAGCCTAGAATGCACCGTGCCTTCTTTAAGTCTGTTCGTACCATGCAGAAGAATATTGACATTGAAGCTCTTGCTCTTGCGATAGGAGAAGGGAACATTGCAAAGGCACTTAAGGCATCAGGAGAGAGTGAAGTCGCAAAGACGTTTGATCCATTGGGAGGAATCACGCGAGACGCTTTCATCAAAGGAGGAAAAGCAGCCGCTAAGGTGCTTGGCTAATGGCGGGAACGGTCAAATTCGGATTCAGTGCGAGGAACGAAGAGGCGCAGAAGTCTGCGAAGAAACATGCAGCGGTACTTGTCTCAAACGTCTCAGAAGAGACTAGGAGTGGGATACGGGCACTGATTGTACGTTCTATTCGAACCGGCATTCCACCTCTTGAAGCGGCACGGGAAATACGTAGAACTGTTGGGCTAACGTCACAGCAAAGTCTTTTGGTAGATAACTACCGCGCCGGTCTTGTCGCATCAGGACTTTCTCAAGACAAAATGGACAAGTCGTTGGATCGTTTCACAAATAAGAAGTTGCGACAGCGAAGTGAAATGATTGCGCGGACTGAGATAATGGGCGCGCTGAACGCAGGAAGTTTGGAGAGTTGGAAGCAAGCTCAGAAGCAGGGGATTCTTCCGAAGAACTCGAAGAAGAAGTTCATCATAACGCGAGATGAGAAGAATAGGGCTTGCCCGATTTGTCTTCCTGTGGACAAGCAAGAACGGCCTTTTACTAAACCTTTCGTACTAGGCAACGGAAGGAAGGTTCAATTTCCTCCCGCACATCCTTCGTGCCGTTGCACGATTGGCGATCCGTCTAAAATCAAAACGAAGCATTCAGGACCGTTGGGCAACTTCCTAGATAAAAGTGAGTTTCTTGAGACGAGCGGAATTCGTAAGAAGGAATGGATTAATACTACGAATGAATTGTACAAGATCCGACTTGATGATGGGAACTATGCTTTCTGGAAGCCCGTGAACGATTCATGGGCAGTCACCATGATGGAGGAAGTTGGAATACGATCAAGTGCAACTAGCGCGTCTAGAGAACTTGCGTCTTCACGGGTAGGAGATTTGCTTAACGCAAACGTTCCTGTGTCAGCGCGAAGATCGTTGAAAAGCTCACTGCTCGGTAGGATGAAGGATGGAGTTATCACAGAGAGTGTTGATAATGCAATCACATTCCAGACGCTAGCGTACTATTCAAAGATGGCGGGTATGCCCCTGCCTGATGTGGCTATGACAGAACTTCTTAGACTTACTGCATACGATCTCATAATCGGACAGACAGATAGGCATGATACTAATCTGCTCGTTAAGCTTAGTGGTAAGAGTATGGATATGCATAAAAAGCTTAACTGGCTTCCGTGGGTTCCAAAGCCTTTTGCAATTAAGATTATGGAAAGTTTTAACGAAGGCATATCGTTACAGGGGATAGATCACGATCTCACTTTTGCAAATCCAGATACCTTGACAGCAGAGGGCGAGTTTGGTGGACGGGCGAATGCAGACGGACATCCGACGGTAATTAATGACAACATGCTTGACAAGTTCTGGTGGAAGGATATTCGTGACGAGAGCCGTGGAAGAAAGACAGATGCAAAAGCGTTTAGGGAGTTGAGTGCAGAGCTTAGAAGAAAACGATCTGAGCTTTTGAAAGTTGTAAATAATCCAGACTACAAATTCAGCTCATCAGAGAAAACAGCGTACAGGCGTAGATTGGATTACACGATTCGGGCTCTGGAGACGAATAGGTTGTCGAAGGATTTCGAAACTCTGTCTCGGACA